GCGGGCCACGGTCTTACATTGACTAAAGCTAATACGGTTATATGGTGTTCACCTACATACAATGCTGAGCACTACCAACAATTTAACCAGCGTATATATAGAGCAGGTCAAACACAAAAGACCGAAACAATACTTATCCAAGCTAGAAATACTTGGGAACCTGAGGTGTACAAAAAACTTAACACTAAGTTAGGTCGTATGGAAAACCTATTACATATCTTAAAGGAGGTATCATGAAAAAACTAAACGATTTATTAGCAGAAACAGCTAAGGTTCGTAATCAAATCAAAGTTGTGCAGTCAGAAGAAAAGCTTTTGAAATCACAACAACGCGAACTAGAAAGTCAAATATCTATTAGGATGCAAGAGCAAGGTCTCGACAAGATCTCTAATGATATTTGTACAATTTCACTTAAAAATGAGATTGTGCCAACTGTAGAAGATTGGGACTCTTTGCACGAACACATAACTGATACTAAACAGTTTGAGTTATTGCAAAAACGTGTGTCTGCAACCGCCTACAGAGAACTTATAGCAGCTGGTATGGATGTACCTGGTGTTAAAAGTACGGAGTTGACCCGAATTAATTTTAGGTCAGCATAATATTAATATTAGATTAAAAAGGAGAACGTTCTATGTCTAATGATATAAGTATAGTAACGAGCACAATGCCTGCTCATTTAAAAAAAGGCACGAACCTGGGTAATGAAAACATTAGCTCAGAACATTTGTCTACTCCACGTTTAAAACAGCTGCAACAGTTGTCAAACGAAGTAGATGAAAACCACAGTGAGTATATTGAGGGCGCTAAAGTAGGTGACTTCATTAATACTGTAACCAAAGAAGACTACGGTAAAGAACTTTATCTAGTAAACGTACACTTCAAAGAAGAGTTTGTTGTGTGGAAACAATTAGAAAAAGGTGGCGGACTTATAGGTACATTTCCTACACAAGCAGAAGCTTTACAAAAGTTAGAAGATGAAAATCTTAAAGTAGAGGACTATGACATTAACAGAACCCAGACTCACACTTTATTAAAAGTAGATGAGAAAACAGGTGATGTATCTGACATACCTTTCTTGTTTGATTGTTCAATATCTAAATTAAAAGTATCTAGAGAATGGAATACTCAGATAGCTAAGCTAGGTGGAGATAGATTTTCTTCATTGTGGAAGATGTCTTCCGTGCAAACAGCTAATAAATCTGGACAACGTTTCATGAACATAGCTGTATCTAATGTAGGTTGGCTTAAAGAAGACACTTACAATGTTGCTAAAGGTTTTTACGATAAAACATTTGCAAATAAATCCTAGGTAAGTACGTGCAATCCGCGTGCGACATTATAGGTCGCATGCACGATTGTGCTATACTCAGGATGTGCGTGAAAAGGAGTTCATAAATAAAGTCCACAGGAAACTACCTAAGGAAATCTATAAGTGGAAGATCAACGATCCTTACCACGGAGGTGTATCGGACACTTACTACTCAGGTCCTAACAATCATTGTTGGATTGAATATAAGTACAAAGAAGACTTGCCTGCAAAGCTTAACTCAAAAATAAAAATTAACTTATCTGAGCAACAACGCATTTGGCTTACTCGCCAGAAAGAACATGGTGTATTTACGTACGTAGTATTTGCATCTGGGGACAGTGTGTACGTTACCGAAGATTTTACACTCACACACATCACACTAAAACAATTTCAAAAAGAAGCAATACCGTTTAAAATATTTATAGAAGTATTAACTAATTTTTGTTTAGGAGAAACAAATGACTGATTATGTAAACTCACCTCCGCATTACAACACAGGAAACGTAGAATGTATTGTGGCAATAGAAGAAAGTATGACACCTGACGCTTTCAAAGGTTACTTAAAAGGTAACATTCAAAAGTACATGTGGCGCTATGAAGCTAAAAAAGGCCTACAAGATGTCTTAAAAGCACAATGGTACTTAAATAGACTCATAAAAACCCTCGAAAAAGAAGAATCTTTATCTGACGCACAGGAAAGCCCCCCAGATAAATATTGATTTAGTTGGACCTAAGGCCTTAGTTACCTTAACAAAATGCCTTACAGAGCATTCTGTGAGGTCATTTTCTTGCAAAAGACCTATTTTTTGATCTATGTTGCACAACTACGTTTCTTGGAGAATTATTTGATGGATTACCATCTCTATGATGTATATCCATTTTATCTCCCTTTCTAACACGACCATCTTTTAACATTTGCCTACGTATTTTATTACGTTGAGCACGTCTTTTCTTTTGTGCATCTGTGCCTTGGTAGTTTGCATATTCTTTTTTATAGTTTCTTGCCATTTAAATAGTATACACCTTCAAAGCTTTGGCTTTACCTTTTACTTTTATAGTGTCGTGCAACTTAGCCCCCGGGATCTTAGAGGCTGTACGTTCTCCAATTAATAAATCAACACCAGCTTCTTTAGTTGCACTTTCTAATCGTGCAGCTGTGTTTACGGCATCTCCTATTGCTGAATAATCAAAACGAGAGTCTGAGCCCATGTTACCGATTACTGCTTCACCTGTATTAACACCTATACCTATGGCTACAGGTTCAGGCAATTCTTTTTGCAGCGCTTTTATTGCCGTACGCATATCCCGAGCACAGGCGACAGCGCGTTGTTCGTGTTCATCTAAATCTAGGGGGGAGTTAAAGATGGCCATGCACGCGTCGCCTATGAACTTGTCAACCATGCCACCGTGGGCTTGGATGCATTCTACTTGTACGGTAAGAGCTTTATTCATTATGTCTGTTACTTCTTCAGGTTCTAACTTTTCAGACAGATTTGTGAACCCCCTGACGTCAGTGAACAAGAACGTGCAAGTTCTACGTTCTCCTCCTAACTTAAGTAGCTCTGGATTATTTTGTAATCGTGCAACTTGTTTAGGATCCAGGTAGTGCTCGAATTGTTTTTTTATTAACTGCCTTAATTTAAACTGTTCGTTAAAGCGTAAATAGAATTCTTGTACAGATATAAGTATAGCTGATAATATACTATAAGTTACATCTATAAGTATATTAGATGTAATTAAATACCAACCACCGACCGCGGTCAACGATACGAGGCCCACGGTTCCTACTACGGTCCCGACGAGCCCTAATGTACGTATTATAACTATGGTTAATAGTAGGACTGTTACAAGTATAAGTAATTCATATAGTAACGCAGTGCCTGGTATTGCTGGTACATCTACGGTCATGCTTTCAGCTAACGCAGCCTGTATATGGTGGGGGTACAACAAGCCAACTGGCGTAGCTATTTGAGGCATCACACCTTTTGCGCTTACACCTACAAACACAAACTTATTACGTACATCCATCTCTTCCAGGCTAGTGCTTGGTGTGTCAACCCAAGATACCCATCTACGACCAATGCTATCTACAGGTACTTCTGCATAATTAGGAACAGTAAGTTCTTCGATCTGCCCCTGCTGTCCTTTAATAATGTACGTATCTGAACCACTAATCATTTTAATAACTTGTATACCAAAAGACAGAGTCCAACCGTCTGGAGTCTGGAGCAATAAAGGTAAACGCCTAACTAAATTATCTACGTCAGTACGTGCAACTGCCAGCCCCTGGTAGGCTGAGTCTGCTAGCACGGACACATTTCCAATCACACCCTGTGAAGCAATACCCTGTATAGGTTCTCCATCTCCTAATATAACTGTGCCTGTAGTTGGCGCATAAGAACTGCCCCCTTCAAACGTGGCGATTACACTAGGTCCTTGTAGTAGAGCATCTGCAAATGCCTGATCTCCACCGAATCTATCTGCTTGTGGAAAAGCAACAACCCAACCCACGCCTAAAGCTCCTGCATCCAACAAATCTAATTGTATTCGTGCAAGGTCTTGCCGCGGGTACGGCCATCCGCCCGCAAGCGCTACATCTTCTTCTGTTATATCTAACGTTACAAACCAGCCAGATGGATCTGGTGTTTGTACGAGTGCGTCAAATGTTTTTAGTTTTAGTACTTCTAATGCCTGCCAGCTAAACAATAAAGGTAAAGTTAATAAAGCTACAGTTATATATGAATACCATTTTTTCATCTTCTACTCCTTAGTTCTGTAGTAGAAAAAGAATGCTTACGGTTAGTGTAGTAGATCTCATGCATACCTTTGCCTGTAAAATGTTTATCTACATAATCTTCCCCTATAAATCTTATGTGTATTTCTGTGCTTTCTAATAAATCAATTAAACTTTTTTCTGTGTCATAAGGTATAACTTCGTCTATGTATTTAACTGCCTGGAGTTGTATGTAACGTTCATAGATAGATTGAACTGGTTGATTTTTTTCTTGTCTGTCTATAGATGGGTCTGTTTGTAATCCTACGATTAAGTAATCACAATTTTCTTTAGCTTCTTTAAACATAACTACATGTCCTGCATGTAATAAATCAAAAGCTCCGCATGTAAATCCGATCATCCTGACCCCTGTGTTATTGTAATAGTAGAGTCACCTCCACCATTTACTAACACTTGTTGTGTTTTACCATCCTGTAACAATATTATAGTATATCCCTGCGAGATATTTAAGGTCAACTTAGTAGCCTGTGTTACTGCTCTCTCTAAAATAAGAGTATCGTCTTGTGTAAAAGTTGTTATCTGAGTAGTTAAATCTTGACCAAACTTTGTACCCTGGACCAAAGAACCTGTAGCTAAAGCTTGATCTCCTAATGTATCTAACTCTTGTATGACTGCTAGTAAATCTTCAAAAAAATTTACGTCTAGGTAGTTGATATCGAGCTCACTAAATTCAAGTGAATCTTCTGCTAAGTAATCAAACTCTAAATCATTAAATTCTAAGTAATCAATATCAAGAATTGCTCCGCTATTTGCGGACGTTGTGGATAGATCTGTGGATAACTCTGCTTCGTCCGGAGGACTTATGATTAACATGTTATCTATTATGTCTAAAGTTAAATCTAAAATAACAGGTTTACTTGGTGTAGATTCAAACACATTAACAGTTGTAGCTTCATAAGGTTTGTTTAATGTAACTGTGCCCATTGCGGTAGTAACAAGTATCTCGCCACTAGATATTCCGTTAACATCTGGTAATAATATAATAAGAGATCGGCCTAGCTCATCTACTGTAACAGTAAAATCTGTACCCCTAATCGCTATATCTGCTGTAGGTGTGGATAACGAGATGTTCTTTTTATCTATTTTTCCTAGCTTACTACTAACAAAACGTGCTGTGCCGTTCGCAAAACGCAAAGCCATCTTACCCTTAGATGGGTCA